GAGCGCCATGTCCGTCCGAGCTTTCTTCAACCGGCTTTCCGAACGTTTGGCCGCGAACCCGGGGAACAGATCATCAATCATCCCCATGTCAGTACCCCTTCGAGAACGAAGCGTACCGGCGGCCGCCGTCTTTACAGGCATTCAGCCCAAGTTCGGTAGCCATCAATTTGAGGATCCGCATCATCTCGTCGAGTGATCGGTAGGTGACGCTCTTGTCGGCGTAGCGGACCGACAACGCCCCTTCGGCGATGGCCGCCTGCAGGGCGTTGTATTGCTCGATCGTGTAGGCCATCAGTTTCTATTCCAGTGAGAGGATTTCTTCCGCGGCCGTTCTTCAGCGTCCGGTTCGTTGCCACCAGGTACAGCAGCCACCAACAGATCGAGATCGAGCCCGAACCGCTGCTGGCAGATGCGCAGTGCGGCGAGCGCGTACACGAAGCAGTCGAGCGCCTCGTTTCGGCGGCCGCCACTGTCCCAACGCATCACGCGCTTGCCTTTGGATATGGCTGCTTTTTTCTTTTCTGAGGTGAGTTGCTTCACCTCCGGTTCGTCGCAGATCGCGTCGTTGGCAGGAAGGTGAACCACCCCTGGCTGAGACACGCCGGCCTGTGATGCAGCCGTATCGACGGGGAGCCCCATCCGGCTGTAGAGCAGCTCTTTGGCGTTGTCGGTGCCGACCTCGGTGAGGAAGACCTTGTGCACCTTGTTCTTGGTGCGCGGGAAGTTCGCGATCGGCTTGCCGTAGACGGTCGCGCCACGGATTGGAACAACCCAGTGCACGCCGTGCTTGCGGCTTTCTGCATAGACCTCGTCGGCATAGTGGCCACCGGCGTCCCAGGTCCAGCGCTCCACCTTCATGATGGTGCCGTCCACACGGGTGAACTGACGGTGCAGCTCGAGCCCGACCTTGCGGCGTAGCTCTTCGCTGGCCGGGTCGCCCATAAGGATGAAGCGGTGGACAAGCCAGGCTTCCTCACCTGGACCGAAGGCCCAGACACGACCCTCGAACCGGTCATCCTGCGTATCAATGCCACCGACCAGGACCAGGCCAAGGGCCGGGACCTGCGGAAAAACTTCGCGGCGACCGTACAGAACTTCGGAGTCGAGCTTCTCGCCCTGGTCGTCGTCCCACGTTTCGCCGCGCGTGGTGTTGATGAAGGTGATCAGCTTCGAAACATCGCCTTTCACCTTCAGCCATTCTTCAGCCAGGCTGAGCCACGTGCTCCAGGTGCTATAGATCGCCCAGATGCTGAAGCTTACCGAGCGCGGGGTGCGGATGATTTCGTCATCGACACCAAACCAGTCCATGCCGTCGCGGGTCCAGATACCGGTGTGTTCGCATATCCAGCGGCCGGACTTTGAGGATTCGACCATCTCGTTATGCCAGATGACGCAGGCAGCGTGCTCGCACACATACCAGGCTTTCTCGGCTTCACCGAGTGCGTTCTTTTCCCACTTCAGGCCGAACTCACAATCCTTGCCGCCCCACTTCAGCGTCTGCTCCTGCAGGCAGTGCGGGCAGTTGATGTGAAACTTGAGCAGGTACGGCGACTCTTCAACGGCCTTGGTGATCTGGCAGGAGCCGACTCGTTTCGGCGTAGAGCCGCGAATTGACTTCGGGTATATCGCGCCATTGAGTCGTTTGTCGCCCAGGGTGATCGGCGCGCCCTCACCTTCAACGCTTTCGTCAAAGTTTGAGAGCTCGTCGTAGATCACCTCGTCGGCAGATTTCTCACGGTAGTTGCGCGAAGCCTTGCCGCCCCGGATCCAGAGTGTCCGCCGGTTCGCGAATATCTTCTGGTCGAGCGTGTTGTCGCTGTGCTTGCGGCCGAACCACGGAGCTAGGTCGCCCAGCACTGGTACGTCACGGATCATGCCGTTGACGTGGCTCTTGCTGATGTCCTCGGCGTCCGGGTCAGTCGGGCTCCACATCATGACGTTGCGGCGCTTGTGCTGGATCTTGTAGCCGATGTTGGCCATCAACAGCTTGGTGTAACCGATCCGCGCCGACTTGATGAAGTTGACGACGTTGATCAGGTCATTGCCCATGCTGTTCAGGATCGCAACCTGGAACGGCTCGGTCGTCCACTTGCCCTCGTTGTAGGAGGACTCGGCGGACATGTAGAAATTTGCATCCGCCCATTCGACGGCGGTTTGCGGTGGTTCTTTATAGAGCGCCTGGAGCCCTAGCTTGATCGACTTGCGCAGATCATTCAGCCATGGACTCAACGTACTCATCTAATAATTCCGGAAGTTGCTCACCAAAGCTGGCGGCAATATTTCGAGCAAGCGCGATCTCCCGCTCCACCGACTCGATGATTCGAGGGTCAACCTCAGGGTGACGACGGGTGACGGTCTTGCCGACGGTGTCCAGTTTCGAGCCGATCTGTGCAGCGATTTTGGCAAGGGCAAATGTGGCGAACGGGACCGGGACCAGCTGCTTGTCCAGCACCAGGTTCTTCTTCTCCTGGGCGATGCGTTGAGCGGCGGTGAGACCGCGGCGCTCCTCGAGCAGCTTGTACTCGATCAGCGGATCGAGACCTTCGGTTCCCTCACCTGCAGGTTGTTGTTTCCGAAGCGAGTGTTCGACGCGGTTTTCGACCACGTTCTGCACGGTGTAGAACGCCTCTCGACCGATGCGTGCGACAGGCGCAACTCCCCATTTGTCAAAGGCTTGCGGGGAAATCCCAAGGCTCGAAGCCATCTCGGATTTGTTCAACCACCCGCGCTGTTTGGTTGTTTCGTTTTTGGCCATGATTAAACAACAACCAACCTCTGAAAAAAGGTCATACATATTTGATGGGCGGGGCCCGAATTACCCGCATGGGGCTGGGGGCCTGGGAAGGACCCAAAGGGGGGGTATCCCTCGCCCTGACCGTCAGCCCCGGGCTGTCGACAGCGCCTGATCTATCGCGGTGGCGAACTCCTTCGCGTGGTTCGCCTTCACGATGTTGTCTGCGATCTTGTAGAACGGAACGATCACCCGATACCCAGGCTCACCATCACTGAAGATGAAGACTGGTCGAACGGCATCACCGAACGCTGTCTTCTTCCTCTCCCAGATACCATTGGTGCCATCGACATCACCGGCGAAGTACTTCTCGGCGTTGCCCTTGCGCTTACTGCGTTTGCTTCCGGTGGCGTTTGCCTGCACACCGCTGACAGATTCGGCTGCACCCAAGCCCGACAGGATCTTCATGATCACGCCGCGCGGCACGTTGCCGAACTGATTCAGTGCTGATGGTGAAGGGATGGCGTACTGACCAGGCTTCATAATGCCCTTGCCGATCAGTGCTTTTTCGAAACGTTTATGAGGCCGGCGACCGCCCTTCACTGTTTGCTGCAGATAGGTATCGGCTGGCACGCCCGACGTCCATGCATCCTTGAAGAATGCGCGCGCCTCGGGATTGCCCTTCTTGGCAACCTTCACATAAAGACTGTTCATGGTGGTCGGTGTTGGATGGTCCAGACGCGCCCTCATCACTGCGAGCTCACCCTTCTTCACCAACTGTGCCAAGCGTGTAGCCATCAGAGCAAACGCGAATGGCAACTGGTTGGCGCCCAACGTGCGAAGGGCCTTCGACAGCTCTTCAACATTGGTGCTGGCATCGATTTTAACCATTTCTGAGCCGCCTATTTTGGCTGGTCAGGAACATCGGCAGGTTCACGCAGCTTCGATTGCTGCACCACTCTGGCCACTGCCACAGCAATGCTCAAGGCCATGTTCACCACGGCAAAAACCAGAGGATCTACTGCTCCCTGGAACACCGACCACCCAGCAGCAGCGGCATTCACCACCGCACCGGCGATCGCCAATTGAACACTAGTCATGCGCCAGAACTTTCGCCATTCAGGGATTAGGGTCATGGGATGTCTTCGCTGCTGGTAGTTGTTCAAGGCTTTCGGCGTAACGCTTCCACTGATCGCGGCTTTTCAGAGCCTCCCGCAACCGGTCGCTTTGGCCATCATCAGCAACACATGGGTCACTGATGTATCGATACACGGTCGTGCGCTCAACTTTTCGAGGCTCCTGAATCACTTCCTTCTGCGCGCAACCAGCGAGCAACATGAGGACGATCAGGAAACGTTTCACTTTGGCCTACCCATCTGGGCGAGAGCTTTGAGGCTTTCACCTACCTGGTTGATTTGAAACTCTTGGCGCTGGGTTGACGTGCGAAGGGAATCGACCAGCTTGTCCGTCGACTCCCTTGAGCGCTCCAAAGAATCGACCCGCTGACCGATCAAGGCCTGGTTGGTTTGGTAGGCGGCTAGTTGCACCTGGAGTGATCCGAGCGACCCGACGACATAAACAAACGCGCCAATGGCACCGGCCGACAGAATCGTTTGCAGTATCGGGACAGCTACCTTGAACGTGGTGCTGTCTGCAATGCGCGAGACTTCAGTCATTGGCGGTACCGTTCTAGTTAAATCAGCTTCAGCAGCACTCCCAGCTTGGAGCAATGAGTGTGGTGGAGCTGAAATCGAAAGGGCTCGGCATTCGCCAGGGCCCAGAAACGCGAAAGCCCGACTCAATGGCCGGGCTTCAAGTGGGGTGCCTCGCTGTAACAGCAATTCACCCTGATATAAAAACAGAATCATTCCGCGCGGAAAAGCACTTTCAGAAATTATCATCAATGCCGATAATG